AATGCATGGCAAGAACTAATACGAATGGAAGCTGACATACGCAAGCAAAGGAAAGAAACTTTGTATGCACAAAGAGAAGCCAGAAGACATTTTGTAGAAGTAATTAGTATTTTCTTTCTTGTGATTACAGTAGTTGGCTTTTTTATGTTTGTGTTTTATCTTTGGTATAATAGAGGTGCTTTATGAGTGTAGAAACTTTTTTAAAATGGAAAATAATGCCCAGGCTCATGATGTTTGTCATGACTGTTATGTACATCCGCGTGATAGAATGGTTTATGAATATCCCGATGGATATTGTTACACCAGAAGCTACGGCTCTTACAGCTACGGTGACAGGCGCAATGACAGGGGCTTTTGGTCTTTGGTTGGGTAGTGAGGCAAAGAAATGAAAAAGAAATCTACAGTAAACAAGGCTGGTAACTATACCAAACCTACTATGAGAAAGCGTTTGTTTCAGCAGATAAAAGCTGGTGGCAAAGGCGGTAAGCCTGGTCAGTGGTCTGCTCGTAAAGCACAAATGCTTGCAAAACAATACAAGGCAAAGGGCGGTGGGTATCGATAATGGCATTAAAGAAATCACAGCGCAGTCTAAAACAGTGGACAAAACAGAAGTGGAGAACAAAAAGTGGTAAGAAATCCAGTGAGACTGGAGAACGGTATCTACCGTCAGCAGCGATTAAAGCGCTCTCGCCACAAGAGTATGCCGCCACAACGGCTGCTAAACGAAGAGGAACTAAAAAAGGTAAGCAGTTTGTATCCCAGCCCAAAAAAATAGCAAAGAAAACACGTAAGTATAGAAAGGTAACATAATGGCTATGAACAACAAAACCAGAGCAAAGGTAAAAAAAGTTGTGTCTGGTCTTAAAAAAGCATCTAAGTCACATGCAAAACAAGCAAAGACTTTATCATCTGTATTGAAGAAAAGGAGCAAGTAATGCCAGGAACAAAATATTCACCGAAGCAAAAGAAACTAGCAAGAGTTGCAGCGCCTCGTAACAAAATTACTGGTGCTGACTTTAAAGCATTGAAGAAAGGGAAAAGAAACAATGGTGGCAAAAAGGTTTCAAAACCCTAAAGGCGGTCTTAACGAGGCTGGCAGAAAATTTTTCAAAAGAACTACTGGCTCTAACTTAAAACGTCCTGTAAAATCAGGAGATAATCCTAGACGTGCTAGTTTCTTAGCTCGTATGGGCAACAAGAAAGGGCCAGAAAAGAAGAATGGCAAGCCGACACGGTTGTTATTATCGCTTAGGGCATGGGGTGCGTCCTCTAAATCTGACGCAAGAAAGAAGGCGGCAGCTATATCAAAACGAAACAAAGCAAAGAAAGGAAAGAGATAATGCCAGGACATTACGGTGGTGGAATGAAGAAGAAAGCTATGAAGAAACCAATGAAGAAGAAAAAGAAGAAGTAATCTTTATAACTTCATAGTAAATATTTTATCAGGCAATACTCTTATTTTATAGTTCTGTCCATCGGGCAGTCTTTTCTTTATGTAATAAAACTTAGCAAGAGCTAATCGTTTGCATAATGTTCTGTATTGCTTTGTGTTATCTACAAAATACAAATCGCCATACTGTGTTGTTTTCATCGCATGATTCATAGTCGATGAGTCCTTAAACAATATCGGTATTCCGTTCCTTACTACCATCTGATTCCCCCAAGTTTCTGTGAAAGCAGTCGTTTACATGATTAAAGCAGCATAGCACTTTATCACTTGCTGTAATCACCCAACCACCGTCTTTTATATAATGTTCTTTGCCACAATAATCACACGTTATCTTACGCTTTGCTAGCTCACTCTTCGTCCACTTTATTTTCTTTCGCATTATACATTACCTGTGAGCCTGTAGCTGCATAGCCAGCCATATCTACATAAGAGTCCTGATGGTCAGGGGTTTCTATAAGTCTGGCTAGTTTAACACCTATCATCATGGGCGCTACCTGGTCAGGACGCACCTCTGTTTCTAATATAATAGACCATAAGTCGGCTATACGTTTATGATTTGTATAGGCATCGCCATAGGCAGAACCTCTAATTGTGACTGCATCCAGCGCTGCTTTTAGTAATTCTTCTTTGTTCATATCTACCTCATGTTAGTAGGGGTTGCTCTGATTTACCGATACAATAGCGCTTGACTGCGTATACGCTAGGTAGGCTCAGTTTTAACAAGACATAATCTTGCATCAGAACGCGATTTGCCACACCCCTTGGGCAGCAATGGGAGGATTTCGCCTACCTGAACTAAAAAGGAATTCCGTCTAGGTCATCATCCATAGACTTTTCCATTTCCTTCTTCATGCTAAACTTGTCATCTTCCTTTGGCAAGGCATCTGCTGGAGCAGTAAGAGCTACACTATATGTGCCATCATCGTTCTCATACAAACGTGCATAGTATTTTACATCTCCATATAATGTAATGTCTTGGTTTGCACCATCTCTGTATGGTTTGAATGATGCGTTACTCGCTATTGCTTTACCACCATCATCATTTTTCCATAACTTTATTGTTGCTACCTTTGTCCATTCTCTTTGCATCTTATGCTCCTGTAAATTTAGATTCGTGTTTTAAAAATAAGTCTTTAAAGAGTCTTGCTCTTGTTGGATTTCGTTTATGCAAAGCCTCAAGAAACACTTTGTTCTTTATATAAAGCTGATTAACATCACTGATGTTTGTACATGCCTCTAGTTTAGCCTGTATTTCTAGGTATAGTTTCTTTTCCCTAGCTGTATCAGAGTCATCACTTGCTTTTATTTGGTCAGCCATTTTAACTGCTGGCTTGTTTTTTTCTGCTTGTTTAATCTCCTTCTTTTCTAATGCTTCTGTTTTGCGAGGCACTGCATCCATCTCATTAGCTGATGCGTATTCACCGCCAGCCAAGCCTATCGATGCTAATGCTCTACCGATAGCAGAAGTCTCTGCGTTCTCTAATGCGGATGTGGTATTAACGTGTCCTACTCCTCGTATTTCTTCAGCCATACCAGAGCCAATCACCATACCATCTGGGTTTGTAATGATAGCTTTGATAACAACTTTATTACCATCATCTACTAAAACCGTTGTGTCAACTCCAAATTCTGTACCGAATACCTGTCTGAATGCTTCCATTCGATGCACGACTTGTGTGTACATTTTACCGCCACGTTGTCTAACACCATGACTTTTATTTAGCTCGGCAACCTTTGCCATTGCTTCCTTTAAATCTGCCACCACTTCTTCTCCTTCTTCTGTTTTAATAATTCATAAATTGATTCAAGCATCTTTACATTTTGTTCTAGCTTATCGACTCGCATTTCAATCGCATCTCTTAGCAATTCATTGTCACCTACCATTTCATATAAATTGTCTATGCTTGAGTCGTGCCGACTTAAATCCTTTTCAGGTTTTATGTTAAGTTCTTTTTGCAATTCCTCTGTCCTTTCTTGGATGCTCATTTGATGAGCTGACGAGGCTTTCTTGAAGTAAGGGCTAGCCTCTAACTCAGAGCGTTTCCACATATAACTATGCGCTCCAGTTTTATTAATACGCATTTTCATTTTAGGTTCTGGCAAGCTGCCAGATTTAACCTGATAGTAAACAACATTTCTGTTTACATTTAATAGTTTAGCAACATCCTTTGCTGATAGTATTTGTTCTTGCATCTCTAACTCCATTCGTGTTTAGCAATTTTAAGTATCTCAGGGCCATGCCATGCCCCTATCTGTTGAAAGTCTGGGTACACTAATCCAAAAAGATTTTTCCATGAGCCATTGGCAGCTCTCAACAAATTCTGTATAATGCGCCATCTGGAAACAACTTCCTGATACGCAACTTCCAAATTATCAAATGACAATGCCTGACAGTTTTCCTGTGTGCAGATATTATATCCGTCTGCTGTTACAAAAAGTAATCCAGGTGTATAACCAGTGGCCTTCCAATACACCGCTTGCTGCATTATCTGCTGTTGAGTTGGTTCGGTCTTTGGTTTAGGTATGCGCCAACTACGTGTGCCATCCTTACGAGGTGGATTACGCACTGGAAAACTGCATTTTAAATCAAGCTGCTTACCATCTCCAGCAAAGTCTAAGAACAACATGGTCGGTACATCAATGCCATCTACTTCATGCCACCGCTGAAACTCGCCTTCCATTTCACACCCATCAAAGTATTCTTGCAATCCTTGCACTGCATGATGTACCATCACAGGAATATGATTCTTGATTTCTTGGTACTCTTCTGCATCCTTGCCATCATCAAAGGAGCGCGGTTGGTATGTCATAAACTCGGTCATTGCTTTTCTGATAGCCAAGTCTATATCGATGCCTTGTTTCTGTCCTTGTATGGGACTGTATCCATCAAGACCAAGATGTAAATCACAGGCTA